TTTGTGGTAAACACCATTTTAAAGGAAGCTGATCTTTTTTGTCCGAACAGCGTTCGGATTAATTTTACAATCTACCAAATAAAAATGAATCAATGGAAGATACATTACGAGCAGGTTACGGACTTTATTGATTTCCTTGGCGATAGTGGAATTAATTTAAGCCACTATCGGTTTAAATTACCTCAAAGTTTTATTAATACATGGTGGGAATTACTGGAGCAAAATAGTGACTTGGATAAGAGAGGGACTGAAGTTAAGCAACTACACAAGCAAATAAAAAATGACATGGCTAGGTACAATAAGGAACAAGATAAGAATAAGAAAGACAAAATAGAACAAAAAATTAGAGAAAATATAGTTAAAATTAATAGTGAAATTAATGGTATGAGAGATGATTATGGACATTTCTGTGAAAGGGCACTGATATATTATTGATAAACTTGAGACAAACTGATCTTTTATACAAATGAATAATATTGATAATTACGTTATTCTATGAACCATGTCCCCTAGATGTCACTAAAATGTCCCCTCAATGTCACTTACATGCCGATTAAATGGGTGTATATTTGTATTATCGAATAGTTCCAAAGAGAAAGTCGTTGCGATTATGTGGCGTTTTTTTTGGTATAATTGAGGTAAATTTATCTTGGAGGAATTATATATGTTGTATTCAGAAATAAGTCAAGCATTAAAGGATCTGGCAGCGGCAGCAAAAAGAGCACAAGACCTAGAAGTTAATAATAGAATCATTGATGTTCAAGAAATGATTATGGGACTAATGGAAGAAAACCGAAATTTACAGCAACAATTAAATAACACAAAAAAAATTGAAGAACGGAGACGAAAGCTAAAAAAGATTGGCAATTATTGGGCTAAAGATGAAGCAACATACAAGAAGTTTAAAGAAGAAACATATCCATATAGTGACGAAGTACTTGCTAATATATATTGTGCAACTTGTTTATGGAAGGATAACAACTTTATTTCGGTAAATAATTATAGCAAGCTTTACGGCGGACAATTAATATGTCCAGTATGTCGTAGTTTTAATAGTGTTCATTCGGTTTAACAAGCATGCGTCATGCCAAACGGTATGGCGTTTTCTTATACACAAAAATATTGGAGGTAATACGAATGGAACAACCGGAGTTCAATGCAACACAAGCTATCAATGAGACTTGCTATGGCTTAGTCAAACAAGGTTATTCATTGCATGATATCTATAGTGGCTTGGGCAATGTTATGAATGGGATTGAGCCTAAGCATCTTACCAAGCAAGAGCTGGTCATTGATCTGAATATTGACACATCCAAGGCAACTTGTAAGTTACGTCATGCACTGGACAAATGAACAATGCCACGCATTCTATGGTTCGGTTGAGTGGGAGCATCTGCGAGCAGCTATCCTAAAGCGTGACCATTATGAATGTCAGTGGTGTAAGCGTGATGGTAAGGTCACACGATATGGCGACGTTGATAGCCATGGTCGTCCGGTTGTACTGGAAGTTGACCACATCAAAGAGTTGGCTGACTATCCGGAGTTGCGAACCGAGCCGACTAACCTACGGACACTGTGCAAGGACTGTCACAACAAACGACATCATCGCATGAACTATCGGACGAAGCATGAGCGTAAAGAGAATCGATGGGCAAAGGATGAGAGGTGGGATTAATGCTGGAACATAATATAGCTTGGTCAATACGCAAGGGGCAAAAGATACCTGAGATCTATGTTGACGGTGAGCAGGCTCAGGTAGTGTCGTGTAGTTATCAGTTTGTAACGGCTACAGATATTGATGAGCCAGGGGTTAGCATGATGGCTGCAACTATCTTCTTATTATCGGAGTGCGACTATAAACCAATTCAGCATGTGGTCTTTATCAAACAACAGACTGGTAAGGTGTTCTATCAATAGACAAGGAGTGATGACCAATGCGATCAAGAACCGATAACACTAAGCAAGTCGTGGTCTACGTAGTTATGCGTGATCAACAAGCAAATGTATTATTTGCACATCGCGTTTATTTTAGTGAACGGCGGGCAAAGAATTACTGTAAACGGATGAATAATGCAAAAGAATTTACTGGATATTACTACATTAATAAAGCAATCTTTTTTGACTGGAAATCTTTTATTGCCAAGGCCCCCGGGGTCAAAAAAATTGGCGAAAAATAGAAAACTGGGAACCGGTGGGTAGGACTCGACTCCGGAAAAATATTGCTTTTTTATTCAATTTGAAAGGGGGTGGGGGTTTGGACCACCGTAAGATAAGAAGGGAATTGATGCAGCGAATCGATAAAAAATCAGCTGTTGAGAAAGAGAAAGTTGACCGATATATCAGTCTTTTAGACGCTTTTTATCAGCTTGACGAAAGCATACAAAAGCATGGCGTCATGTTAAAAATTCAGAATGGCAGTCAAACTTATTGGAAGCCAAATCCTGGAATTGCAGAAAAAAATAGAATTAATTCTGCATTAATTACGCTTGAAAAGGACTTTAAAATGCCAAAAATCACACAAAAAGTCATAAAAACGCCCCCTTCTCAATACGATTCAAGTGATTTGGTATGATTCACCAAAAGTATGTTGATGAGTATATCAATTTGTACGAGTCCGGAAAGATATTACTCAATAAAGAACGGGTTATGCTGATAAATTACCTAAAAAAGTATGTTTTATCTAATGATAACTTGTACTTCGATGATAAAAAAATCGATAATCTAATTAAATTTACTGAAAAATGGTTCTTCCCAACCGCTGCGTTTCAGAGATTTCTGGACGCTTTTCTTTTTCTCTATGATTCAACGACTGGCACAGTTTATTATGATGAGTTCCTGATAATTATGGGACGGGGGGCTGGTAAAAACGGTTGGATTTCATCGACTGGGGCGTTCTTGATAAGCGACTTGAATGGCATTCCTGGTTACAACGGCTCCATTGTGGCTAACTCGGAAGAACAGGCGAAGACATCTATTGAAGAGATTTATAACGTGGTTGCCAATAATCCAATTTTGCAAAATGCTTTTAGTGCTGCCAAGTCGTATATCACTTCGAAAGCAACTAATTCCACCCTGGTTTATCAGACTTCTAATGGCAAAACAAAAGATGGTTTGCGAGATGGGTTTGATGTGTTCGATGAAATCCATCAGTACCCAGATGATTCGGGTGTGTCGGTTTATGAATCGGGGCTTGGCAAACGTCCTGAGTCCCGCCAGTTTGAAATTGGTTCTGATGGCTATGTTCGTGGTGGCTATTTGGACGAAAAAAAGAAGGTTGCTTTGAGTGTAATGAGTGGCAAGCTGCCACCTGACACTATGTTTCCATTTTGGTGTAAATTGGATTCTGCTGATCAGGTAGATGATGAGAAGTATTGGGAACTCGCGAACCCAATGCTATCCAAGCCACTCACGAAATATGGGCAGACACTTCACAATAAGATGCGAAAGATGTATGTCAAAATGCAATTTGAAACTTCTAAGCGTGAAGAGTTTATGACTAAACGGATGGACTTTCCAATTGAAGACTTGGAGCGTTCAATTGCACCGTATGAACAAATCAAAGCTACTAATAAGCCGGTTCCTGATGATTTAGAAGGGATGGAAGCGATTGGCTCAGTGGATTTCGCGTCTATTCGCGACTTTACTGCAGATGGTTTAACAATCAAACGAGATGGCAAGCAATACTTTATCAGCCATCAATTCGCCCGCCGCCAATTTGTCGATAAGTTCTATGCATATTCAGCTAAGCCACAAGATCGCCCCCAGTCTGCTCCTCCTATTGCTGAATGGGAAGAACGCGGGTTACTGACTGTGGTAGACACGCCAACAATTGACCCACAAGCCGTAGTTAATTGGTTTTTGGAACAGCGGAAACATTACATCATTAAGAAAGTTGTCATGGATAACTTTCGTGCCGATCTTTTGCGTAAGTTTTTCGTAGACGCTGGATTTGAAGTCGTTGTCATTCGGAATCCAACTGCCATTGATGGCCTACTGGCACCGAGAATTGAGACCGGGTTTGCTAATCATCAATATATCTGGGGAGACAACCCGTTATTGCGGTGGAACACTCAAAACGTGTTGGTTTCGACCGATAGCCATGGTAACAAACGATACGGCAAGAAAGAAGAAATTCGGCGAAAAACTGATGGCTTTAAAGCGTTTGAATATGGCCAATATCTAGTTGACCAGTTGCCCGACTACTCGGTAAATGAATCACTAGATATGTTAGCCGACATTGATTTCTAACGGAAGGGAGGTGAATATATGAGTGTAATTAATAGCTTCTTTGACCTGTTTACGCGGCGAAAAGACTCCAGCTTTATTTATGATCTTGATTTGTTCCAGGATATTAAGAACCGAGCCTACTTAAAACGCATGGCGATTGACACAGTAATCAATTACGTAGGCCGGGCAGTTAGCCAGTCGGAGTTTCGTGTGATGAACAAGGGGTTACCTGTTAAGGATGCGATGTATTACAAGCTCAATGTCCGACCAAATACTGACGAATCGGCCAGTGATTTTTGGCAGCATTTTGTTTATCAATTGATTTATTACAACGAGGTGCTAGTGATTCAAGACGACGATGGTGATTTATTAATTGCGGATGATTTTAGTCGTCATGAGTATGCAGTATATGAAGATGTTTTCGACAATGTTACAGTCAAAGAATACACTTTTAAGCGTTATTTCCCGATGTCTGATGTTATTTACCTGAGGTACTCAAACGACCAGTTAGAGCACTATCTGACTGGTTTATGGGGAGACTATGGCGAGTTGTTTGGCCGAATGTATGAGCTAGAACTTCGTAACAATCAAATTCGAGCGACTGTTAAGGCTGACCTAACGGCTGGTGTTAATGACGGTAAAGCCAACAAGCTGCAGAAGTTTATCGACAAGATTTTCCAATCGTTCAGCAAGAATTCTGTTGCACTAGTACCAATCACAAATGGCTTTGAATATAACGAAGTAGCGAACGGGGTAGGCAAAAATCAGACGTTTGATGAAAGTAACGGCGTGTTACTGGCATTCATTGACCATGTTGCCCGGCTGGTAGGAGTGCCACCAGCGTTAATTCATGGTGAAACTGCTGAAAGTGGTGAAAATCAGAAACTGTTCAATAAGCAGTGCTTGAGTTCGTTATTAAATAAGATTCAGTCAGAGCTTAACGCTAAGTCATTCAGCCAGCGAGATTACTTAAAGAATGGCAAACAAGTTGAAGTTATTGGCATTAATCGACCAACACTAATTGAACTAGCAGAACAAATCGACAAGCTTGGTTCGTCAGGTATGGTTACTCAAAATGAGGTTCGGTCAGCAGTTGGGTTGCCACCACGTGAAGACGGTGACCGGATAGTGATGACCAAGAATTATACAATGAAAGGTGGTGAGAATAATGAAGAAGATTAACGTTAAGGGTCCGATTATTAGTAACGATGACAAGTGGATTTATGACATGTTGGAAATGGACAGTACTGCTCCTAAGGATGTCATTGATGCATTACCAGATGATGGCTCAACTGTTGAAGTTGATATTAATTCTGGTGGTGGTTTAATGGACGCTGGAACTGAAATTTATACTGCGTTGATGGCTTATCAAGGAAAAGTTATGGTTAACATTGTTGGGATGGCCGCAAGTTCAGCGTCATTGATCGCCATGGCTGGTAATCCCACACGGATTAGTCCAGTCGGCCAAATTATGATTCACAATGTAGCTGGTGGATTGCGTGGTGATTACCGTGATCAGGCTAAGTTGTCTGAAATTTTAAAGCAGTCCAGCGAAGCGATTGCGAATGCTTATCATCTTAAAACTGGCTTATCGATGGAAGATCTACAGGCCAAGATGGATTCAGAAACGTATTTGAATGCAGACCAAGCTAAAGAATTAGGCTTTGTCGATGAAATTATGTTTGATGATCAAATTGAGCTGGTCGCAGATGGTGGCTCAGGTATGTTACCAAAGCCTGCCATTGATAAAATAACTGAGTTAATGAAGCAAAATAATTCAGGGATGACAACTGCACGCAGTATTAATCCTTTCAAATTATCTGATTCAGATATTGATCGTATTACGACTGCAGTCACTCAAAAACTGAATGTTAAACCTAAAGTGCAAACGGAAAAAACATTTAATCCGTTTGCTTTTTAATTTAGAAAGAAGGAAAAGTAATGATTAAATTTGATACAAATGTTTTCAAAAACTTTACTGACGCACGTGAAAAGTACGCACAATTGGTGAAGAACGCTGCCAAGCCCGAAGAGCAACAACAGGGTTTTACTGATATGATGGACGCTTTGGGTGAAGATACACTTTCAGAAATTAAGAACCAAGTTCACGCTCAAACCGAAGATTACTTGGACGCTCGCCGACACGACCCCAAGATGTCGAACGAAGAAGTGAAGTTTTTCAATGAGATTAAGACAGATACTGGATTTAAAGAACCTAAGTTATTGCCTGAAACGGTTGTTACTGAAGTGTTCGATGACATGGTTCAAGCCCACCCGTTACTTCAAGCGATCGGTTTGCAAAACCAAGGTATTAGCTTGAAGATTATCCAATCAGATGCTTCCGGAGTAATTGGCTGGGGTAATATTTTCGGCGAAATCACTAGTCAATTAGATGCTAAGTTCAAGGAGACTAAAGCTGACCAATCCAAGGCAACCGCGTTCTTGGTATTACCAAAGGACTTAAGCGACTTCGGCCCATCATGGATTAAGCAATACGTAATCACCCAAATTACTGAAGCCTTTGCGGTCGGCGCTGAAACTGCATTCTTGACTGGTGATGGGAATCAAAAACCAATTGGCTTAAACCGTTCCGTCAAGGAAGGCGTAGCTGTGACTGGCGGCGTATACCCTGAAAAGGAATCCGCAGGAACGTTGACGTTCGCTGATACCAAGACTGCTGCTAAAGAACTAGCTGGTATGATCAAAGAATTATCCACTAAAGAAAATGGCAAGCCGGTTGTTGCCAAGGGCAAGACTGTCATGGTCATGGGCCCCGGCGAATCATTAGATGTGGAAGCACAATTTATGGTTCAAAACTTAGCTGGCCAATTTGTCACTGCCTTACCATTTGGATTGACGATTATCGAATCTGAATTTGCACCTGAAAACAAGGTGATTGCATTCGTTCAAGGTCGCTATGATGCATTCCAAGCCGGCCCATTGAAGATTCAACCATACGACCAAACGTTGGCACTTGAAGACATGGACTTATACACGGCTAAGCAGTTCTTTTATGGTAAGGCTAAGGATGACAAGGCGGCGGTGGTTTACGACTTGAAACTTGCTACTCCTGGTACTACGACCACTGAACCAACGATCGGCGGTGACACGGGAAAATAGCGACCCCGGACACCGGGGTAACTAAGCCTACTGCGAACAGTACCGTAGCTGAAATCACTGCTTGGTTAGATGCTAACGGAATCGACCACACTGGAGCTACGTTGAAGGCAGATTTACTAGCATTAGTGGGGTGATTAAATGGCAGATGAAAAGATGAATCCATTGTTAGATCAATTCAAACTGCGTATGAAGATTTATCACAAAGCCGAGGACGCGAATTTATCGCGAATTCTGAATGCAAGTCAGAGGCGTATCACCGATATTACTGGTATTGCCAGTAACGCCAGTGATGATGTGTATGACGAGCTAGTTTTAGAACGAGCACGATACGCTTACAATGACCAAGTCGAGTTTTTCGATGCCAATTTTTTGGACGACTTATTGTCTGCGTCCTTGGTCAGCTATGAACCGGGAGATGATGAAGGTGAATCGACCAGAGTTTGAGTACAAAGCACCATCAGTAAGAACGAATCAGCTTAATACGCCGGTTCGTTTTTTTCGTACCGTCAAAAATTTGGGGCCAGAGCCGGGTCGTGGTCAAACTGAACAAGCTTTTGAGTGTTTGGGTTTAGCTTATGATCCATCCACCAAAGACCGTGAAGTGCTTAACGTTAATGAAGCAAAGTATGGCGTGACTATCAAGATTCGCGATACTTTTGGCGAATTTGACCCGACAACTAAGGACACCGTGGTTATTGACGACCGCCGGTATCTGGATGCCACTGGTCAACCGATTGTTTGGGACATTCTCCAGGTAGCACCAGATTTAGAAAATAACCAGTTCGTAAAAATTGTGCTGGGGGTGACTAAATGACGGAAGTGACGGTTAAGTTTAAAGGCGTTGATGAAGTAATTAATAAGTTGGCCGAAAAGTTTAGCCCAGCAAAACTAAATCGTATTGAAAATGATGCGTTAAGAGTAGCCGGCAGGCGAGTAGCGGTTGAACTCAAGAATGCGGTCGCCAGCTATCGTGACACAGGTCAAACAGTTCTTCAAGTATCAGTCGGTAACCCTCATAGTCGGGGCGGTGTACGGACGATTAAGATTGGTTGGCATGCGGGATCTCGCTGGCGATTAGTCCATCTGAATGAGCTCGGTTATACACGGTTCGGCAAAACCTATCATCCACGAGGCATGGGTAAAGTTCAAGGTGCATTTGATAGTAGCCGTGGTCCTGCCAAGGCACTTGAAGAAGCTGAATTGAGGAAACTACTATGACCGAAACCAAGGATATGCTTGCAACTATTTATACCGCGTTGTTGGCAAATGCAACAATTGCAAAACTGACATTGGCTGGTGATGGCAGTCATCGAATTAGTTATTTTGAAAGCCCAGAAACGGCTGACCACGACAATCTATTTGTTGTGATTACACCTGTCGGACCACCGGTACCAGCGGCTGTTGGCAGTGATGATTATTTGAATGTGCAATTCACGTTTCAAGTCAATGTTGAATCTATCAGTCGACCGGCACGTAATGCTGTGGCACGTGAAATTCAAAACGAAATGCTTGCTTTGGGCTTTTCAAGATTAGCTGGTGCTCAGAACGAATTAGATGAATTCATGACTGAAACTAACCGCTTTGTTGATGTTCGCAGATACCGCGGTAACACTAAATTGTATGACACAAATTATTAAGGAGAGATGTAATTATGTTTGTAGGATATAAACGATTAAAGATTCAACCATTTGCCGAAGACGGCACGAAAAAAGGTGACCTGATTATTGTTGAAGGACAGGCACACAAAGGGGCTACGACCACTGCTGAAATCAGTGGCTTAGCTAAAGACCCAGTGAAAGTACCGGGGTCTAATATCGATTACTATTTGTCACGTCAAGGCTTGGGTGACGCCAAGGTAGCACTCGGTATTTTAGATTTACCGGAAGCTAGTGCTGACCTATTGGCTGGTTTCCGTGTCGATGATGACAAGATCAGCTATGGTGGTGAAGATACGTTGCCACCATATTGCTCAATTGAAATGGAATCCAAAGAAGACACTGGTGAAATTGCGTTAGTTGGTTTCTTCAAGGGAACATTTACGCGGGATAAGATTAGCTTGAGCACGCTGGATTCATCTAAATCGTTTACGCCAGAAGCTGATGCCTGGACTTTTACGCCAATTAGTTCGATTGCCACTGCTACTAACGGCGAAGTGATGCAGAAGTTTGTGGGCGATGCCACTAAGGATGCAACGACTGTTACGAAGTTTGAAAAGCAATTGTTTGATCCAGCAGGTAGCGATACAACCCCAAGTAATGGATAATTCTGAAAAACATATTGAATAACTAACCACTAGTCGCCGATAAATCAACAATACCAATTGGGGCGGCTTTTTGTGTATGGAGGGAAAAAACTATGAGTACACCACTAAAGATGGAATTACTTATTGATGGTAAAAAGCAGACCTTCACGGAATCGTTCATTCCGGCAGGCCGTATCTTGGACGCATTGGACTTAATCGAAACCGATAACTCAGATCGTAAATTGCGTGATGTTTTTGAAGAACGAGTAGCATTTCTATCCAAAGTATTTACTAACCCGTTAGTGACAACAGAAACAATTTGGAATGGTTTCAATGCGATTGGCTTTGAAGACCATATTTTTGAACTTATTTGTAAGGTTGCAAATGTAAACCCAAAAAAGCTACAGATGGCGACAACACCGGAATAACAATCAAAGAAGCTCGCAAAAGTGTGTTATCAGCAGTCGGCGTAATTGTTGAGAACCGAACTGGCTATACACTATCGAGCGTATTAAATGATGTTGATTTTCAATTGTTGTCGCAAATAATCGAAGCAACGACCGAACAGACTCAGCAGACTGAAAGTGGGACCCGAGTTAAACCGGGAACTGTGGGTGTAAATCCTGGTAATCAGCCTGTCATGAGTCTTTTTGACTTTGCTAGAAAATCTTAATGAAGGGAGGAATAATAAATGGCAGATGAAGTATTAGGCCGCATGGTCATCGAGTTAGGGCTGGATCACGCTGCGTTTGGTAAAGGTTTAACCGGTGCTAAACGTGAAGTTAAGTATGCAATGGCTGAGATGAAATCATCAATGGCTGTACTCGGTCAATCAGGCCGCCAGTTTGATGTCCTATCAGCTAAGTCTAAAGGCTTGTCACAAGTAATGATGAGTCAGCAGCGGGTTGTTGAAAAACTGGGTAAAGCGTACAAGGACTCGCTGGTTGATGGTAAACCAACCGCGCAAACAGCTAAGCTAGCAACTCAATTGCAGAATGCCAATGCTAAATTAGCCTCATTACAAACTCAGTATAAGAATAATGCAGCGGCAATGGCTAAAGCACGCGTTGAGCAAACTGGTTTTACCGGTGGCTTAAATAAAGTTAGCAAGGCCGCTGTAGCGACTGGTACATCGATGAAGAACATCGGCTCAACGATGACCAGCAAAGTTAGCGCCCCGATTGCGGCTGGTTTAGCCATTGCAACTAAATCCGCTATCACTTTTGATTCGCAAATCAAGTCCATGGGGCCTCTGCTGACTAATGGGGGCGCGGTTACCGCTAAGTACCGGTCACAGTTGGATCAGTTGGGCGATGCATCTAAAAAGATGTCGATGAAGTACGGTGTCTCGACTACTGAAATCAACAACGGCATGGCGGAACTTATTCGGCGTGGTTACACGACTAACCAGGTTCTAGGCTCAATGCCGTCTATCTTAGATGCGACCATGGCTTCCGGTGAAGATATGGGTACGGTCATGAATGCCACAGCGTCAATCGTTGAACAGTTCGGGTTAAAGACTAACTCAACGGCTGGGACTATGAAGAACACTCAGCGGGTTACCGATTCGCTGACATACGCGGCCAATGCAACTGCGGCTGGCTTCGGTGATATGTCTGATGCGATGAGCTACGTCGGGCCGGTTGCATCTAGTTTGGGTCTCAGCGTTGAACAAACTGCGGCGGCTGTTGGTGAGCTTAGTAACCAAGGAATCGAAGGCCAAAAAGCTGGGACTAATTTACGTGGTATGCTGACTAGTTTGATTAAGCCAACCAAGCAAAACACCGAAGGATTCAAGAGTATGGGCATTAGTTCGAAGCAACTGGCCCATGACTCACACGATTTACCGCAACTAATTGATGATATCACACATGGCACTAAGGGCTGGTCAAACGCTGAACGTGGTAAGGCCTTAGCCCAAGCATTCGGACGTGAGAACCAAGCTGCTGCTAACGCATTAGTTAAGGCCGGTTCTAAGAGTCTGCGTGACTTGACTAAAGATACTGAAAACGCTGGTGGTGCGACTAAGAAAGTTGCCGAGCAAATGAGCAATACTTCGGCAAATAATGTCAAGAAACTGATTGCGTCATTACAAGTGCTAGGAATTGAAATCGGTGAGAAGTTAATTCCAAAACTAACACCATTAGTTAAGAAAGCCACGGATATGGTTCAAGGTTTTTCAAAGATGGATGATGCCACTCAGAATACAATTATTAAGTTTGCCCTATTAGCTGCTGCTGGTGGCCCAGTATTGAGTATGCTGGGTAATATCGTCGGTGGATTTGGAACATTTGGTGGCGGTATTGTTAAAGTTATTAGCGCTACCGCACAATGGCACGCGAAGAATCAAGCAGCTAAAGAATCACTCGCGATGTTAAAAGGTGCGACTGATGCCACTAGTGGCGGTTTCAAAGCGTTCAAGGGTAGTGTTGATACTGTAAATGGCTCAGCATCAACGGCTAAGTCAACATTTGGCTTGCTTAAAGGTGCCTTTACGACGGCCGAAGCTGGCGCCGGTGTATTAGGAACCTCATTAAGTGTGACGGGTGCGGCGGTGACCGGTGTTGGTTTGGCAGCTGTAGCCGGTGTGGCTTACTGGCAACTCTATGGTAAGGAAGCGGCCGCTAGCGCTGCACGAATACGGCAGTGGGGTTCAGATGTCGGTGAACAGGCTGATTCTGCACTGACTAAGTTCAAGGGATTTAGTACTAACGCTAGTGCGTCATTGACGGATTTTGAGACAGCAAGTCATACAAGCACTAAGAGCGTTGCCAAGGATTTTGGCGATATGTACACTGAGATGGAGAAGGATTCCAAAGACACTATCCAGCAGATGCAGAAGGATATGAAGGGCCTGCCCGACTCTGTTCAAGGTGACTTGAAAAAGGATATTGCTGATCGCAAGAAGCATAATGCTACGGTATTGGCCGACGCTAAGGAAAATTATAATAACGCGGAAGCAATACTCAAAAACCACAATGGCAAGATGTCTGGTTTAAGTGATACGGAACGAACTGCATTGCTCAATAGCCAACGTAAAATGAATAGCGATGAAATTAGCCTACTAAAAATTGGTGGAAGTGCTAAGAAGAACGTTCTAGCTGCATTGAATGGGGATATTGGTAACATGACCCGTAAGCAACGTGATACGACCATTAATCAATTGACGTCTTCAATGCAGAAAGAAAACAAGCTTTACAATGATCAGAGCCAGCAGATCAAGTCCATGTACGATAAAGGTGAAATTTCTGCATCACAATATGGCAAGGCAATGACTGACCTGCAAGCTACCCACAAGTCAACCACAGATGGTATGGCCGCGGCAATTTATAAGTTGGACAAGGCGAATGGGACTTCTAAAGCTCAAATTACGCAGGATTTACTAAATGTTGGCTACACTTACAAGCAAGCAGCGGCGATTGTAAAACGGCAAAATGATGACATGAGTAAGAGTACATCCTTGGTGGTTGCTGAAACTGGCAATATGAGTAAGAAGTCTAAGGCGGCAGCTGATACCTGGAATAGCTTAGTATTTGATTCCAAGACTGGAAAAGTTAAGACCAATGCGCAGGCAGAAGTCAATAAGGCCGCTAAGTCGAAAGACAAATGGAATCAGATGAAACTACTGGTTAAACAGGGAAAGATGAGTTCTAATGCCGCGGCCATGGTTGGGGTTGCGGCTGTTCAGACCAAACGCTGGGATGGTTTAACGCTTAAAGAGAAACAGGCGATGATTAAGTCTAAAGGTGGCGATGATCTAGCCGGGTTAATCGAAAAGGGCAAACAATGGGGCAAGTTTACCCCAGCCGAAAAGAAGGCCATCATTACTTCCAAAGGCGGACCAGAACTCTTAGGCGTCATGACTAAGGCTCAAACTTGGAATAAGTTAACGATGGCTGAGAAGCGGGCAGTCTTAAAGGACAACGCGTCGCCAGCCATGAAGCAAGCTTCAGTTGGTGTTAAGGACTGGAATAACTTAACACCACAAATGAAGACGGTCATGGCTAAAGCTAAGGGTGCCGAAGATGTTGCGAAAGGCGTTAAGAATGTTAAAGACTGGAACAGCTTACCTACGTCTGAAAAGAAGCTGATTGCTAACGATAAGGGCGCTACGGGAATTATTAAGAAGGTAACTGGTAATTATAAGGCTTATCAGAATTTACCAAAAAACGCTACTAAGAATTTATTTGCTAAGGATAATGCTAGCAAGAACGCTGGTAAAGCTAAAATTTCAGTTGACAAATATGGCCGGGTTAAAGTAACTGGTAAGGTACTTAAGGCTACTGATAGGGCGTCTGGTCCTGCCAAGAACGGTAAAAAGGGACTAGACAAATTTAACTCAACCAAGATGCAGACTAAAACTGCAAAAGGTAAGGATTCGGCCTCAGGTTCAATGAACGGTGCACGTAAATCGGCAATAAAGTATAACGGCGTTAATATGGCACTCAAAACTGCTCGTGGACATGACGCTGCATCTAGTCCAATTAACGGTGCTCACCGGTCGCTTGATCGATACAACGGGGTAGGTATGCGCGGAAAAACCGCTCGCGGATATGATTCGGCAAGCGGTGCTATGGGACGCGCTAAAGGTTCATTAGGTCGATACAACGGAACCGGTATGCGAGACAAGACTGCTCGTGGTCACGATGGCGCTTCTGGTCCAATCAGTAGCGCAATCCGTACTCTAAGCCACTGGAATGCAATGGGGAACGTGACTCACTTCATTACAACTGTTTTTCGTAAAATTACTCGGCACGCAACAGGTACAACAGGTACCGATGGTAATCCAATCATTGTTAATGACGAAGAAAGTTCAGTATACCGTGAAGCTGTCAAGTATCCCGGGCATCCAGCGTTTATTCCACACGGACGTAATGTCTATCTGAATGCACCAAAAGGAACGCAAGTTATTCCAGCGGGATTAACGGCCAAAATGTTTGGTGTCTCACAGTATGCTGCTGGTACTATTCCGGCTAATTCATCAATTATCCAAGCTTCGAAAGCCATCAATGACTCAATTGGCGGAGATAATACCACAATCAACTATAACTTGGGTGGTAGCGACAGTACACAAGCAATCGTAGCAGGCCTGGAAGCTATCTTGAATAAGCTTGATGGCCAACAACCAACATTTGAAGTGCACAACGATATGATTGGTGAAAAGCTGCGGACTTTGATTAAACAAAAGGATTCACGGGAACACAATTTAAATCGATTCTTCCCACAAGGAGGTTAGCAAATGGATGCTTTAATTACAAACTTAAATGGAACTGAACATAAGTTGAGTGACTTCGGCTTCCAAGTGCTCAACTTCGAAGAATCGGCGCCAACAATTACCAGAACTACTAAGAGTTTTGATGGACGCGCCGGTTCATTGGATTATGGGGGCCGACATGTCGTTAAGAGGATTACAATCAATGGTTTGTATTGGGTTAAGAGCCTAGAACAAGCGGATGACGTGCGAGATAAAGTTAACACGGCTTTATCACAAACGGATCCCGTTTATTTAACGCGCGTTTACGGCGGTCGAAACTTGTATGACGTGCGTGAGAGTGGCAAAGACTTTGTGATGCCAGCACAAACTGTTGATAAGAAACGGTTTAAAGTGTATCGAACAGATACCAACCTACCATCAATTATCGAACGGACTGGTAAGGGTGTTTACTACACATGGTCACTGGAATTTGAGACAGTCGAATTGCCATATGGTGAGAGTAAGCCACGGTCGCAAACGTTAGTTAGTGGCCAATCAATAACTTATAATGGCACAGTAGCTTGTTCACAGCTAGAGCAGGCTTTTTATTTTGTCGTTACGGCTAAGGTAGCATCTGCTAGCGGCTTTACGTTGACAGTTGATGGTCAATCATTGATAGTTACTAGCCCAGTAGTTGCTGGGGGCGTCTATACGTTATCGGGCATGAATAATACTCGTGGCAACCAGAACGTCAATGATAAAACCAATGCGGGATATTTTGTTCTACATCCCGGTGCAGCTAACAAGGTAGTATGTTCAATCAGTGCGGATATCCAAATCAAAAATTTGTGTGATTTATATATTTAGGAAGGTGAGGTGAAAATTATTGATTAAATTTCATGATCCGTCTGGGGCGCCCCATTTCGGCCAAGCTACCATTACAAGAACTACTAGCGTCAATGGTGGACTGTCACTGACTGGTGAAGTGTTTGCTGGTGATGACGTATTGAACGGTTTAGACTACGGCTGGTGGTTAAACTTCGATAACGAAAAGTACGTCATTACGTATAAGAAGCTGAGTGATGATACCAATACCGTTGTCTTTGATGCGGTACAACAGTTCTTTTGGGACTTTGCCAAAGTAGCATTGCACGCACAATACACGGGTAGTCATGAGTATACATTCTATCTAGGACAACTCTTTGATAAATCCGGGTATACCTACAAGAATGACGTTACCGTACCAGCATTTGAAAAAGAAAATTGGGGTTATAAAAATAAGTTAGATTTATTTAACGACATTATTGATCAGGCTGGCGTTGAATTTGAAGTGCACAATGAGACGGTTCACATTGCTAAACAGATTGGCAATGACCTAACCAGTTTTGCCCGTAAAGGGATTAACCTTAGTGATCTCACGGAAGAAATGAAAATATCCGATTTTGCGACGTATGCTAAGGGCTATGGTGCTTTCAAAGATGCTGAAGACCAAAGTAAGGGTCGATTAGAAGTTGAGTATCGCAGTGAGTTAGCCAAGCAGTTTGGCGACTTAGAAATGGATCCGATTGTCGATGAACGATACACAATTGCAGATAACTTGATTGCCGCCTTAAAAAAGCAGGTTGATGCGACCTATACCGTGTCAATGACTATGAACATCTATGACTTAGAGAACGCTGGTTATCCTAATTATGAAGCACCTAAAGTCGGGGACTGGATTCTAGCGATTGATGAAGCATTAAATTTCAAGCGTAAGATTCGCATTATTCAGCTTGAAGAACAGTTTGACGTGACCGGTAAGCGTATCGGGTATACGGCCACTTGTGGTGATTTGAGTATTGTGGATCAGTACACACATCTACAAAGTAGTTTGGATAGCAAGGTGCAACGTATTCAAGAAAGTGTTGATAATGCACTTAGCAGCGCTAACGGCAAGAGTACAAACTACTATGGTGAAAAAGAACCCACTAGCGCCAATGAAGGTGACTTATGGTTTGACCAAAGTGATAGTGATCCAGACAAGTGGTCTATCAAACAATGGGTCAACGGGCGTTGGGAGCAGATTACGTTGAACCCTGGCGAGGTAGACGCCAAAGTTGATGTAGCTAAAAAGGAAGCTGAAACTGCGGTTGAAAATGCTAAAAGTGCATCAGATAAAGCTGACCAGCTTGCGGCTAAGTACGATGATACGAACGCATTAGCTAATCAAGCACTGGATCGAGCAGTAGGTGCTCAAAGTGACGCTAGTATTGCAGTTGCTACAGCAAACTCTACAGCTTCGGGATTTGGTAAAGTTGACCAAAAGGCTGACAGCGCCTTAACTGCTGCTTTAAATGCCCAAACAAATGCTAGTACCGCAGTAACCCAAGCATCGTCCGCCGCAGCTGACTCTAAAGATGCTAAGCAAATTGCTGGAGCGGTCAGCCAGAGTTACAAGACTCTAACTGATGGTTCAACTATGACCATTGCAGAGCTAGAGAATGGCTTAGCTACTAAGTTGACTAAGACTGATCTTGATGGCTATGCAACTCAAAGTTGGACCCAAAATCAGATTAAAGTTACTGCTGATGGAATAAATGCTACCCTGTCCAGTGTCAAAACGACTGTTGACGGTCAGACTACCAGTATTAATGACCTGAAGGCTAACTCAAGTTCATTTAAGAGCCAGTTTACGACTGTTAATAATACTCTTGGCAAGCAAACTACTGATATTAGTACCTTGCAAGCCACGTCTAAAGACTTAACCACGGGGTTTAATACACTTACTACTGATAATGCAACTAATAAGAATGATATTAGCCAGCTCCGTCAAACGGCAACAGAACTCAGCAGTACCATGATGACCGTTCAGACACAAGTCCAAGATAGCGCTGTGGGAACGAACTTGTTACTGGATTCTCAAACACAGACGAGGAAACCGTCTTGGTATACTCAGAACAATAACTGGACTGAGGATCGGGGAACTTATCTTGGATCAAATATAGAGTACATTAGGGGCCCATGGGGTAATGCTCGATACAGTTATAAAGATCTATTAGACCGAGACGTCATTAATACCACGGACGATTTCACCTACTCTATTTACTTTAGAGTAGTTGGAGAAGATCCTGCAGGAATGTCATACGCCTATATCGACTTTTTATCAACTGCAACTACAAAAAATGGTTTTGTGCCTCTGCAACTAACCAGCTTAAAAGAGGGTCAGTGGGTACGAATAGTAGTTTCTTTCAAGTTTAAGGACTTTGAATATGACCCAACTAAGGACTACAACTATTCAATACGTATCGAAATGTCGGCAACGCCAAAAGTAGATGATGCACGGTATGAGTTTGCAGCGCCAAAACTTGAAAAAGGATCAGTAGCCACCGACTTCTCTGTCAATCCAGAAGACACAGCTACGGTTACTGCTTTCTCCAAGCTTTCTCAAACTGTTGACGGTATGCAACTTGACATCTCCAAGAAAATTGAGCAGAAAGATCTTAATGGATATGCCACCCAAACATGGACTCAAAATCAAATTAAGCTTACCGCTGATGGAATTAACTCAACATTATCTAGTGTTAAAACTACGGTTGATGGACAGACGACAAGTATTAATGACCTTAAAGCTGATTCCAGCGGGTTTAAAGCTCAGTTTACGACTGTTAACAATACTATCGGTAAACACACTACTGATATTGGTACACTTCAGGCATCTAATAAGTCTTTATCTGCTAGCTTTGATTCTTTAAACACTGATAATAACACTAATAAGCATAATATTAGTCAGCTGCAAGCAACATCTAGTTCCTTCAGTAGTACTTTGGCCACCGTTCAGCAGCAGGTTACGGATAGTTCAGTCGGTATTAATCTGTTACGGAATACTAAAGATTATTCAGGTTGGTCTGCATGGGCTGGGGAAGGAAAAGTAGATCCTACAATTGTCCGAGACTACGCGTTCACGAACTTGATTCAAATTACGGGGTTGACTAATACTGGAATATTTAGTGCAAGCATGACCGGGGGAGGTCCAGTATATTTAGTTACTGGACAAAGCTATACCTTCTCAGTCTACGCTAAAGCGTACACGAAGTCTGGTTCCGGATTAGGAATCAACCTAGGGCTTTATGGTGACTATACGACTCAAACACAAGACGGTCATGGACTATTTATCACGAGTTTCACAAATGGAGATTGGACTCGATACAGTGTTACCTTTGTGGCTAAAGGCTCTGGTCCTTTTGACGGCTGGCGAGTTCTAGCATCGTCTACCGATTCTTTGGAAGACTTGATATCTATTTATTTGTGGGGATTAAAGTTAGAAAAAGGAACCGTTGCCACTAATTATAGTAATAACCCGGCAGACAATGCCACAGTCACAGCAGTTTCAAGCATCTCTCAAACTATAGACAGTATTCAAACGACTGTTCGTGGAAAGGTCGATAATGATGTGTACCAGTCCAAGCTAACCCAATTAAGCGGCCAGATTACAACTGTTGTCGGACAAGTTAATAGCTTGGGTCAAAAGAACCTAATCGCTAACTCTCAATTTCAATACGATTGGCAAAACTCTTGGAGTATATCTAGCCATGATTGGGCAAACTGGTACACTTCTAACTTCACTTGGGCATGGCTTGACGGCTACCAAGGTATTTGCGCAAATATACCTCAAAGCCAATCTGAAAGCTGGCCACATATTCAATCATCTGATGTTGCGGTTCCTGACCCTGGTGTGACTGCATACTCAGCAAGTGTTTACGTCAATATTGACTGGGTTGAGACGTATTGTGTTCTTGATATGTCATTTTACAATGCAGCTGGCGTTAGAACATTTCATGATACAACGGCCTCTAATAAGGGCCTGAACTTTTTAAAGCTAGAGAACATTGTTTCCCCTAAGGACGCTGTACGTGTTCATATAGAACTACATGTCCATGATCACGGGCATGCAGCATTTATTGAGCCAATGTTTGTTCAGGACAGTAGTGTTGGTAAGTATATTCCGGATAATGCAAGTTGGACTGAAGTTCAACAAACATATAACAGCATCAATCTTAAGGTTTCCAAAGATGGTGTTATAAATGCAGTCAACATTTCTCCTGAAGGAATCCAGATATACGGTAACAAACTGCATATAACGGCTGCCACCTACATTGATAATGCAGTCATTAAGGACGCCATGATTGCCAACCTAAATGCTAATAAGTTAACAGCTGGATCAATTAATGCGGCTAATATCAATGTGTATAACATTAATGGCGCAAATATTGTCGCCAATTCGATAACTGCTAACCAGCTTCAAGCCGGGTCTCTATTAATTGCATTAAACTCCACTATGCAAACTATGAGGATTGGCACCGATGGTTTATACACTACTGATAATAAAGGCGACGGGGTTGGCCATATTCATACCAACTCAGTTGTTGGGCATCCAGATGTCTATGGCCTAAACTTTGACCTTGATGCTACTGGGGACTATATGGGTTGGGGAGCTAAGAACCGTGGAGATCCTAATGGAACCTATGCCATCAAACTAGGCTGGTATCGTTCAGATACGGCTAATACCATTGGAAATATTAAAGGATTCGTATTCTCAGACCAAGTAACCTTAAACGGCGGTATTCAAGTTTCCGGAGCATATCAGAATCTAGGCTTCGGTACAAGTACGTTTAATAACAATACCCATTACCCTTACTTTGGGTCAACTGGCATGAAGGCTGGATTAGCCTATGGTTCGACGGATACCTATCTGATTTCAGATGGTAAGTATGCTGATATGACTAAGGTTATATTTGCTTTACAAGGTATCGGTGATGCTTATATTCCCGTTAAGCTTAGTGACGGAAAGATAACTAGTTATGTTAAAGCCAATTTCCAACATTAGACAAAAATAAGAAGGAGCAATAATGATGAAAAACACTATTGAATTTAAAAATTCTGAACTTACAGGGCTGGCAAACGTTTTAGGAGGATTCAAGCTAAAAGGAAAAGCAAGCCTAGGTCGTACCGTACTGATTCGTAAATTCGCTAAGAAGCAGGAAGAAGTCAACGACGATCGGATTGAAATTCAGAAAAAGTACTTTGAGACTGATGAAGACGGCTCATTGCGTGTTTTCAAAGACAGTGAAGGAAAGTTGATTCCTAAGTCAGAATTGGCGGATAAAGAGAATCCTAAGAAATTAGGGGCAAAATCTGCCAAAGAATTGGACGATGAGATCAAAGATCTTAACAGCGAAAAAGCCATCATCGACTTTAGTGAATACTCGCCTCGTTTTAAGGCGCTTAAGGCTGCTTTAGAAGACTACCCATATGAGCTTGAGAGTGATTCAGCAATTGCATACGAACGAGTTTATGACCAACTAGAACAGGCATTCAGCAAAGGAGAAAAATAATATGAACTTAATTAATCGTAGTATCCAATACGCTTTATCAGCTGAAACTGGTAACACAGATAGTGTCGTTGTTGGGGTTTACGGAAAATCTGACAATCTCGAAATTAACGGTACCTTAACAATCGTCGCAGATGACTTAGATGAAGGAACTACTTTTGACGACCTTTCTAAGAAGCAACTATTTGCGTTAGCCACTAAGAAGCTGCCTACCTTATTGCCAACTTTGGCGTACACTAACTATCAATTCTTTGTTCAGAATGATACGCCGGTTAGATTAACCGCGTACTCAGACTTAAGCAATAATGGCAGTTATATTTCATTAAGCTCAACTCTCGACCAGTCTGACTTCACAAATAAAGCTATCGAATCTGTCGGTTACGAAGATGTAAAATCTGCAGTCAAAACTATTCTTAGTCAAGAATTCCCGACATCATAATTATTTTATAGAGAGGATGTTGGAAGTTGATGGGAATTAGACGAAATTATTCAATATTGATGACGGGCGTTGAAATCATTATGATTGGCGCTTTTTTTGTTGCCAATACATTCCGGTTTGACCGGCCTGATTTATTAAATAACCTTGCTAGCCACATTGACGACCCGCCATTTGCAACCATCAATATTATCATCGGAACGGTCATTGTCATGGTAGCCATCTTTGATATTCGACCGTTGATAAAGTGGTGCTACGCGGTGGCGGCTTTTATTTGGACGATTTATGGTTTGGCTTTTATGTTGCAGAACATTGAAGTTATGGGGCAACCATTTGGCCGGTTAGACTGCTGGTTGATGTTTGCCATTGCTGGCCGTGTCATTCTTGAATCATGGGCGGGTGATGACTAGTGAACTGGACGGTGATTATTCAATCGGTACTAACGTTTGCTGGTGGCTTTGCAGCTGCTTACTGGTCATTTAAAGGTAGTGTTAAGAAAGCTAGCTTTAGTAATGAAGGAATTTATGCAGATAAGACCAGTGACTTGTTTGAGCGAATCGACAAGCTTACCAACGAGCGTGACGATCTGAAAGAACAAGTTATGAAGCTTCAAGGTGAAGTCAAAGATTTGACCAAAGCAGTCAAAGAGATGAAGCAAGAAATGAAGGAGCGTGATATATAATGATGGAACTGATTCAATTCATTAACGGTACCACCATTGCGGCAATTGCCGTAGTGACGTATCTTGTTGTGTGGGCAATTAAACAAACTCAATTCAGCAACAAATATTTACCAATTATTGCCCTTGGCGTTGGTGCAGTGATTGGTATTTTTATTGGCGTTGCCAATGGCGATATCAAATGGGTAGCTGGTTTGGTTGATGGTGTGATTGCAGGTGCCGTCAGCGTCGGTGGTAATGAGCTAGCTAAATCGATTGGGACAATGTTTAATGGAGGTGCAAAATAATGAGCTTAAATGGATTTGATGTAGCCAGCTATCAGGCTGGTATGAATGTGGGCAAAGTTACAGGCGACTTTGTGTTGGTGAAAGCAACAGAGGGTATTGATTATACTAACCCAGAATTTAATGAACACGCAAAGCAGACTTTGTCAGCAGGCAAGAAGCTAGGCGTGTACCACTTTATTCGAAACGACTCGGATATTAAGCAGCAGGCTGATTACTTCTTAACGGTTGTTAAGTCATATATTGGTAAAGCAATGCTGGTTCTTGATTTTGAAAACACGACAGGTTCAACCATTCAGAGCCAAGCAGGTGTCGGCTTAGCTAAGCAATGGCTGGATTACGTGTATCAACAAACTGGTGTCCGACCAGTGCTTTATACGGGGGTTAGTTGTGAGAACTCATTAGATTGGTCATCCGTGGTCAAGGCCAACTATGGGTTATGGATTGCTCAGTATAACAACTACAACGTCGTGAATGGCTATCAACCACGAGATTTATATGGTAGTTTGAAGCATTGGAAGACTGCAGTAATGTTCCAATATACAAGCACTGGACAGTTACCGGGCTGGAATGGCAACCTTGACTTTGATGTATTTTACGGTGACAAATCCGCTTGGGACAAGTACGCTAAGGCAACTAAAATGGTCACAAACAAATCAATTGTTCAAAAGACAACAACCAAGGATGGCGTATGGACAATAACCAATGAGGTTGGGACGTTTAGACCAAACCAAAAACTTAGTATTTTCAAATATCCCGGCCTAGAATTAACTGGTAAGTATTACGATAAAGGTGAATCTGTCAAGTATTTTGGCTATGTAAGTAATCCGCAGGCTGGTTATGTCTATATAGCTTATCGATACAACAGCAAGCTAATTTATTATGTTGCTTGTCGAGAAATTGCCACCGGTCGGGCACTGGGCACATTCGAATAA